CTGATATGGCTAAATCATTCCTTGAAGCTAAAAAGAATCCTGAAATGTTAAAGACTTGGATTAATACTGCATTAGGTGAGTCTTGGGAAGAACAAGGCGAAGCTGTTGAGTATGACACTTTATTGGCAAGAAGATTAAATTATGATTACACAACTATTCCTGAAGATGTTTTAGTTTTAACTGCTGGTGTTGATACACAAAAAGACAGATTGGAGTTACAGCTAGTTGGATGGGGTAAGAATTATGAAGCATGGGTTTGTGATTACAAGATATTTTGGGGTGATCCAAATGCAATGAATGTGTGGAATGACTTAGACAACTACCTGAAGAAAAGATTTAAAACTGAATCTGAAAGATCAATACCTATATCATGTTGCACTATTGACTCAGGTGGACATCATACCAACATGGTCTATCAATTTACCAAGCCAAGACAAGCTAGAAGGATATTTGCAGTTAAAGGTTTATCAGTAGCAGGCAAGCCAATAGCAAATAGACCTAGTTATGTTGGTAAAAATAAAGCAGCTCTATATGGTATTGGTACTGATAGTGCTAAAGAAGCTATCTTTGCTAGATTATCTACTGAACCTGATACAACTACACTACATTTCTGCTCTGATCTTGATGAAGAATACTTTAAACAACTTACAGCAGAAAAAAGGATCACTAAATTTGTTAGAGGTAGAAAAACTTTAGCTTGGAAGCAAGTCAGACCAAGAAACGAAGCATTAGATACATTGGTATATAACTTTGCAGCTATCTATATCTTAAACCCTAACTATGAAGCTATTGAGAACAAAATACTTACCCAAGAGTCAAAACCAAGAGAAAAATCACAAAATAGACCACAAAAGGGCATAAATCGCGGTAATTTTGCTACTTCTTGGAAATAAAGGCACTTTTTTTTATATTTTTGTACATATTTATATATTTTTATATATAATGTACAGTATGTTAAACAAAAAGGAGTTAAACATGCATAGAATGAAATATAAATCAGGAGAATTCTCAAGACTTGTTGGTACAGGTAAAACTAAAGAACAAGCTATAGCAAATTTGAAACTAAAAACCTTCCAAAAGAAAAAAAGGGACTTATTAAACTCATTAAGCATACAAGAGCTTAATGCTTTATGTTCAATGCTTGAGTGTTCAATTTGTAACGAAGAAGAATTTGATGAATACTGCGTAGCAGGTGATGCATGGGGATTTAAGAGTTATAAAGATATTTTAGATTTAGAAAAAAAACTGTATTCAATAGCAATGGTTACAGAAAAAATAGAAGGTGATAAAAATGACTGAACTTAAATATACAGCAAAAGACATAGATAATTTAATTGCAGAACAAAAAACATTTAAAGGTAATTTGCATGATTTTATAAGATATAAATGTGATCCAATTATAAGCGTGCTTAATACAACTAAGTCTAATGAAGAATGGGACAGTAATTGGAATAAAGGAAGTAAAAAATTACAAGAAACTGGTCGATATTGTACTTGTTGTGGCAGACCTGTAAATGATAGGGTAATGTTTCACATGGTAACAGGTGGTAATTCTATGGGAAGTAAAAAAGATAACCTGATTTTTACTTTATTTGATGATAGCGATATGTATATGTATGAAATTGGATCGTCTTGCGCCAAAAAAATGACAAAAGAGATACTAAAACCGCTTGGCTTAAATCCTAGAGATTATTTTTATGGTGTTGATTATGTTGCTAAATATGAAAGCAATCCTGATTATTTAGATATAGATGATTTGCCTAATGGTTATAAACCAGTCTATTGTAGCTAAAATAAACCAAAAACCACCAAAGGCTCTTAATTGAGCCTTTTTTATTTTCTGCATTTTTAATATTGACATTACACCAATGCACCTTAGTGTTAGATATAGATATATCTATAACATTTATGAGGTTTTTGCTTGAGCAACAAATTTGATTCAGCTAATTATCCATCTCAAGTACCTGCTGTTTTGCAGAAAGGTGATTTTTGGGCGTGGAAAAAACCAAACCTATCTACTGATTATCCGCTAGCAGCTTATTCATTAAAATATAAATTTTATTTAATAGATGGTTCTACCGCATCTAATTTCACTATAGATGCTACTGAAAGCAATAATGAATATATTATTTCTACATCTAGCACTACATCGCAAACTGCTGGTGATTATAGATGGGATGCAATAATTAAAAGAACTTCAGATAATGTTGAAGTAATAATTGAAGATGGTTACAGCACTATTTTAGATAATGCTGTTAGAAGTCATGCAAAAATAGTATTTGATTCAATTTGCGCTGTTATTGAAAACAGAGCATCAATAGATCAGTCCTCAATGTCTATTGCTGGTAGATCGCTTTCAAGAATGTCTATAGATGAACTATTAACCTTTAAAGATAGATATAAGGCTGAATGGTTAAAAGAAGTAAAAATGGCAAGAATTAAAAACAATCAAGGTTCAGGCAACACTATAAAAGTTAATTTTGGGAAGATTACATAATGGCTTGGTATGACAATATATTTGGAAGAAATGCATCCAAAGATAAAAAAAGAAAGGCATACGCTAGAAGTTATACAGGTGCAAATACTGGAAGGCTTTTTGCAGATTTTTTAACAACTTCTGCAAGCGCTGACGCTGAGATAAAAGATAACATAAGAATTTTAAGAGATAGAGCAAGAGAATTAGCAAGGAACGATAGCTATATTGCAAGATACTTAAATTTAATGGTATCTAATGTTATCGGTAAGCATGGCGTAAGAATTAGCAGTAAAAGTAGAAATGACAATGGCTCATTAGACTTAGCTGCTAATCAGCTCATAGAAACAGCTTGGAAAGAATGGTCACAATTAGGAAATTGTACTACCAATGGAAGATTGTCGTTCTTAGATTGCCAAAAGATATTTATTGAATCTTTATGTAGAGATGGTGAAGTTCTAATAAGAAAAATAAAAGAACCAAGCTCACCCTTTGGCTTTCAATTACAGTTTTTAGAAGCAGATCATTTAGACGAAAATAAAAATGATGTTTATAAAATTAATGGAAACCGCATTAAGATGGGTGTAGAGGTAGATAAATATGACAAACCAGTTGCTTATCATTTATTTAAAGACCATCCTTATGACAGAGATTATTTAAGTCAAAATCAGCACATTAGAGTACCAGCCGATGAGATTATCCATGCTTACTTACCTGCTAGAGCTGAACAGACTAGAGGTGTTTCTTTGGTAGCTACTGCAATGGCTAATGTTAAGATGTTAAATGGTTATTTAGAAGCTGAAATAGTAGCTGCAAGAGTTGGCGCATCTAAAATGGGTTTCTTTACCTCTCCTGATGGAGATGGATATGTTGGAGATGGTGAATATTCTGATACTTTCAATCCATCAATGAACGCGCAAGCTGGTGTATTTGAACAGTTGCCAGCAGGTATGGACTTCAAATCGTTTGATCCTACCCACCCAACATCTGCATTTGATTCATTTACAACTAGTGTTTTAAGAAGTATCGCTTCAGGTTTAAACATTTCATACCATTCGCTTTCAAATGATCTTACTTCAGTTAATTATTCAAGCATTAGACAGGGTGCTTTAGAAGATAGAAGCATGTATCAAATCTATCAACAGTTTGTAATTGAGCATTTTGTGAACCCAGTCTTTCAGTCTTGGTTAGAAATGGCTATATCAACAGGTTATATTAACTTGCCAATGGGTAAATTTAATAAATTTTCCAAATCAGTAAACTTCATACCTAGATCATTTGCTTGGATTGATCCTTTAAAAGAAATGCAAGCCAACGTAATAGGTTTGCAAAATGGAACTATGACTTATGCTGATATTAGTGCTAGTTATGGTAGAGATACAGAAGAATTATTTGAACAGCATCAAAAAGAAATAGAATTAGCTAAACAATATGATATTGAACTAGCTTATCAACCATTTGGTCAAAAACTACCTGTAGAAGCAAAGATACAGGGTGGAGATGATGACGATGCCTAGTCCAAATGCAGGAATGAAAGCTGAAGCGCAAAAGGGTATAGATTGGCGTGAAGAATTTGGACGTGGTGGAACTAGGGTTGGAGCTGTAAGAGCAAGACAAATAGTTAATGGTGAAAACTTATCAGATGATACTGTAAAAAGAATGTATAGCTTCTTTAGCAGACATGAGGTTGATAAACAGGCTGAAGGATTTAGTAGCGGTGAAGATGGCTACCCTTCAAATGGAAGAATAGCTTGGGCATTATGGGGTGGAGATGCAGGTTATTCTTGGTCAAAAAGATTGGTGGAACAAATGAAAAAAGAAGATGATAGAGCTATGCCTGATGCATTAAAAATTGGTGATTTTGTCAGTTGGAATAGTGCTGGTGGCAGAGCTAGAGGAAAAATAATAAAGATTGAAAGAGATGGGAAAATTAACATTCCAAATAGTGAACTTACTATTACTGGAACTGAAGATGATCCTGCTGCATTAATACAAGTTTATAGAAGTGGTGAACCTACAGATATTGAAGTGGGACATAAATTTAGCACTTTAACAAAGATTAATCCCATAAGGGATTTTAATGATTTCAATTCTAACGAATTGGAAAAACATCCTTTACTAAAAGGTAAAGAGGAGAAAACTATGAATAAAGAAGATAGACATATCCTCAATGTAACAGAAACAGACAATACTGTAGTGGTTGAGTTTGCTAAACATGAGGATGTAGAACAAGAAGGTGAAGAAGTAGAAATGACTGAAGAAGTCTCTATGATTGATGAAGAAGATAAAGAAAGAAATGTAATTGATATGCCTATTAAATATAGAACTATTGATTTATCTAAACATTCTTATCTTGATGAAGAAAATCGTACAGTAAGAATTGGTGTTTCTTCTGAAGAACCTGTTGAAAGAAGTTTTGGCATGGAAGTGCTAGGACATTCTGAAGGCGATATAAACATGGAGTTTATAGCGTCAGGGCGCGCACCCTTACTCTTAGATCATGACATGACTAAGCAAATAGGCGTAATTGAAGAATTTAAACTTGACGAAACTGCAAAAAGGACAACAGCAGTAGTTCGCTTTGGAAAAAGTGAATTAGCGCGTGAAGTATACGAGGATGTAAAAGATGGTATAAGAATGAATATATCTGTTGGATACAGAGTCGATAAACTAAGCAGAATGGACAAAGACGATGAGACTTATTACAAGGCGCAATGGACACCAATGGAAGTATCTTCTGTAAGTGTTCCAGCAGACCAGTCAAGGCTTGTTGGAGTTGGACGTTCTAAAGATAAACAAACATTAAACACAAAGGTTAAAATAATGGAAAACGAAAAACAAGAAATTAATCTTGATGAAGTTAGAACTCAAAGTGTGGATGAAGCTAGAAAAGAATTCCAAAAGAATTCAAAAGAGATCATTGATCTTGGCGCAAGACACAATAAAAGAGATTTAGCTAATCAAGCTATAAAAGATGGTGCTTCTGTTGAAGAATTTAGAGGTTTATTATTAGAAAATATTTCTAACAATACTCCTTTAGAAACTCCTTCAGAGATTGGAATGACTGAAAAAGAAGTAAGAGAATTCTCACTAGTGAGAGCTATTAATGCTTTAGCAAACCCAACAGATAGACGCGCACAAGAAGCTGCTGCATTTGAATTTGAATGTTCAAACGAAGCTGCAAGACAGCAAGGCAAATCTGCTCAAGGTATTATGATGCCTTCAGACATGCTTAGATCATGGGTTAAAAGAGACTTAAACACATCTGATGATGCATCTTTAGTAGCTCAAGACTACAGAGGTGGAGATTTTATTGATGTATTAAGAAACAAATCTTCAGTAATGCAAGCTGGTGCTACTATGCTTAGAGGATTACAAGGGAATGTTGTAATACCTAAGAAAACTGCTGCTTCTTCTGCTGCTTGGATAGCAACTGAAGGTGGTAATAGTGGTGAGAGTGAGTTTACAGTTGGATCAGTAACTATGTCTCCTAAAGTAATTGGTGGACATACTGAAATGACTAGACTTATGCTTCAGCAATCTAGCTTAGATGTTGAAAACCTAGTAAGAAATGATTTATCAGAAGCTATTGCTACTGCTATTGATTTAGGTGCTTTAGCTGG